CCTGTTCCTACACCTGCAAATGCTGGAGTAGTAACTGCTACAGTTGGATAAGTTTCACATTTGATATCTACTTCAAAAGCATCGTATACACGAGTCTTTTTGTTTCCATCAAATCCTGCTGATTGAGCTTTACCTGTAACTACTAAAGCTGCTGCAGCTCCAGTTCCAGTTTTGCTAAATGCAAATGCAGGGTTGCTTGTTGCTGTTGCTCCAATCTCACGAGAAAAGTTACGATTCAAAGATGCAATTAAACCATCAACGATAGCTTCTTGATCATCACCTGCAACTGCTTTGTAAAAAGCTTGCTTTAGGTAAGTGTCTTCTGGAGACAAAGAACCATGTCCTACTATCTCGATAGATACAGTATAAAGACTGTTAACGTCTACTGTTAAAGCAGAAATTGTTACAGCTTTGTCTGTTGCAGCTTGGTAAGCTACTGATGCTACATGAGTTACATTATCTGGCTTAATGGTATCACTAGAGATAATGTTTCCTAGTGCATCCTTTTGGTACATTTTAAAAGCTTTTCCAGCTGCTACTGCTTCACCTGTTGCTCCTAAAAGTTGCAAGCTATTTACAGCTTCAGCTTTTAATAAAGCTACAGTTGCTACGTCTACTGGAGCACCTACGTACATGTGTCTAACCTGATTTTGACCGGCTAATCCCATAATAAAAATTGTGTTTAATTAATATAAATTGTTTTTGATACAATCGTTTATGTAAATATAAGGTGGACGTATCAAACCTCCTAATATTTTTTAATTTATTATACTCTTGCGTCTAATGACATTCTAGACTGTAAAGTTCCGTCTCTATAATCTAGAACTGCATTTTCTACAGCAATGTTAATTATCTCTCTTTGAGCTGCCTCATTTAACTGACATGCAGCTTGTGCTACCTTACCATTAATTGACAATCCAAGTCCAGCAGTATCCTCAGCTGTACTTAAGTTTTCCACTATGATAGGAAAAGGATAAGCAATATATCGGACATTGTATTCCTTAATAGCCACTGTTGCTACTAATTCTACAGTAGTCTTAGAGTTTTCTTTAGAAAGATCTACACGCCATACTTTATTATTGTTTGGCTTTCTAAATGGATTTCTATAGTTAATCATAAACTCATCATGAGTTGTTGGCAATACAGGTATTACTCTGTTTGAGTAATTAAACTCTTCATTACTACCTCGTTTAACATCTATCCTTACTGTCTCTAAAACAATATACATTGGAGTTCTAACCTCAGCAGCTTGAATACCACCACCTGCACCTATCTCATAAAATACCGACTCATCAACTAATCCTCTAGCAGACGCAACCGGAAGTGTTACCTTCTCGTTTACAACCAACTCATTTAATGATCTACGAGCTCTCTCGTGAAGTTCAAAAGAATTAGCAGGATCTTTTGACGCATCATACATAAGCTTTACAAATTGCTCTTGTGCAATAGTTAAGTAAGAACTTATTTCAAAAGTGTCTAAACCAGGTGCACCTTCCAGTGCATTGTTATATCTTAAATTAAACTCTTCTTTTGTTTCTGATGCAGTCATTGTCTATATCCTACTTTAAGTTATGCTTAAGCTTTGCTTGCAATGCTAACCTCATTTCTTGTCCTAAATTAGATGCTAAAAATTCAGCAGCAGTTTGTAGGATTGGAGCATCTCCATCAGAAATAGGCTCATCATCTAAAGTATAAAACTTCTTCTCTACTTTATTAATTGCTCCAAATTCGTAACAAGATTCTAACAACACTTTCATTTTTAGAAAATCATCACCCATAATAGAACAAAGTAAACTTGGGTTCTTCTCAAGTTCTTTATGTAATTCAGACTGCAAGAAATCTAGCTTATGAGATCTGTTAGTATTTCTACCAAGGTTTCTTAAAGTGTATCTTAATATTTCTTTGTCTTCTTCATACTTTACATACAACTTGTATGCTTGTACTTTGTTTCCAACTTTATCAATTTCTTTAGCCATTTGCTCAGAAGCTGATGTTAGTACAAATTTGTTAGTAGCCCTGTGCTTAATCTCATCAAGAGTGTTTGCAACTACTGGACATGCTAATAACACTTTGTACTTGATGTAATCATAAGGATCAGACAAGTCTAATCTTAATTCATCTTTACCTAAGTATATAGGAAGAATACCCATGCTATATGCATCTCCTCCAGTTTTCCAGAATGGCCCGTATATTGATAAGTCAACCCCATTCAATACGTGCTCTAATCCTTCTTTCTCTACATTGGTAAGAAGATTTTTCATCTTCCCATTATCCATTGTTGGTGCTGGTATTGCTACCTCTGCTCCATTCAATAAGCCTCCGTATGCTACGTGCTTAATATCTTTAATTCCATTTGTCTCATTTGGAATATGCTTTACTGATACTATCCTATCTTCTAAGAAATCAGTTCTTATTTGTTTTGCAGATTCATTTGAAGCTGCACTTTTTTTAGCTGTTGCCATGTTATCTTATTTATGATTCTTCCTTCCTTATGTTTGGGAGTGTTTACAGATCTCCCAACTGTTACTTTAAAATAATTACCCTCATCGAACAAACGAGGGTAATTAAGTCTTTATCAATTACGCTAATACGTAAGGGATGATTGAAGCGGTACGACTTGGGTCATAAACCACAACTCCTAACTGACACCATTTGGTGATAGTTCCACTGTCCTCTAAAGTTCCCATGTTCTCGTTGTTTACAGCTCCTGTAAAAGGATTTCTGAAACCATACTGATATCCACGGTACTCTTCCTTACCTTTAACTTGTACTTTTTGGATGTTTGGATCTTCCATAGTACCCATGTAAAAGATATCAAATCTGTAAGATTCAGCTACACCATTAGATCCAGGGATCTTGATTGTGTTACGAATTTTATCATCATAGAAATCATCTACTTCTAACTTAACAGTTACACCGTTTGGAGCCATATACTCTACGAACTGGAATCCAGCAGCCATTGCGTTACTATGTAACTCAGAGCTAGTGCTTTTTACAGTTGCAGGGTTAGTTCCTGGAGTACTCATGTTAGCTGACCATCCTGAAGTTGTCTGTAAGACAGCTTTGTGGAATTCTGCAGCTCCTCTTTCTCCTGTACGAAGAATGAAAACACGTTGGTTGAATCCTAACTTACCTTCTGATAATCCGAAAAGGATTTCTTCTAATAACTCAATTGAGAAATCATTGTAGAAGTAAGTGTTAGATTGCTCCATTTGCTCACGGATACCTGATCCAATTTTGATACTACGTCCAGAAACATCTTTGTTATGGTACTGACCATCAGAAGTTCTGTTTGTCTTACCATACATAAGGAATTTGTTTTTGTAAAGAGAAAATTCTTGCTCTACTAACCAATCCTCGTATAATGATAATGCACCAAATACTTTTTTGTTACCAGCCTTGTCAATAACAGGAAGACCCATTACAACTTGCTTGTTTGTAGCATCACCTGGAAGTTTGTGGTCAATACGAATAGTAGTTAACTCACCTCTCATAGCGACAGGAGTAACTCTACGAATTCCACCTACTTCACGAGATAAACCTTTACCTACAGGAGCGAACTCTTCAGTAAATCTTTTTCCAGCTACCAATTCAGAACCAGGGATACCTGAACGATCTGAACCTGCAATTTCTGCAGTATGAACCCACTGACTTCCTGATGGATAACCATCATCTAATAGTCTAATTGGATACACTTCATTTTTTTCACCAACAATCAATTCACCTTTGAAGAACCACTGCTCGTCAAATGTTAATTCAAATTCTTGGCCACCTTCTCCAATGTTGTTGTCACTACCTGTAACAGTTGCACCTTTGAAAGAAGCTTCCACTAATGGAATGTTTCTACGAGAAGAGCCTATAAGCTCCCAATAGAACTCATTGTCATTCTCTACTTGCTTAGTCTCAAATTTAGCTAGCATGTTCTCTAGAGATTTACCTCTATTGATTGCTAACAATTTGATCATAGCATCATTAATCTTTGTTGGAGATGTTTTCCAGATAGCACCTAATGTGTTTTCAGGATTAATCATACCAGCAAACGCTTTTGCGTCAGTTACTTGGAACCGTCCTAATTGCATAATTTAATTGTTTTTAAAAAGTTGTTTACTCTATTGTTAAATCCTTAAGATCTGATAATTTAAAGTTAGAATTTCCATCAGCTACATTAGTATCTACTGAACCTTCTTGCGTAAAATTAGCACCTCTTAATAAATTTTCTATGTTATTAGTAATCTTACTTTCTGCTTTGTTTCCAAATATAGAAAAGTCTTTTAGACCACCAGTTAAGTAAAATAAAGCTTCGAGTTTAATTCTAGATCCAATTGGATCAGCTTTTTGGGCAACCATAAATGCGTTGTCCTTATTACCTAAGTCAGTAGTAATCTGATTGTATAACTCATCCTTTTGAGAATCAGTTAATTCAATACCAGGAATTACTTCTGATGTTTTAGCAATATAATCTTTAATGTTATTTAGGCTTTCTTTTTCTCCAGCCTTTGCATTATCAATTATAATTTTTAAAGAAGCCTCTTCTGATTTAATAAGACTCTCTAATGCAAATTCTGCATCTTCAATATCTGTACCAGCATCAATACTTCTTTGAGCCATTGCTTCAGCTCTTTCAGCACCATATCCTTTTTCAATGAAATCTTGAACAATTGCAGTCTTTCTAAACTGAATGTTATTGTCATCTCTAATAAACTCAGGAGTAACCTGCTTAAGTTTATCTATGGTGTCTACTTTTTGAGAAACCTCTGTTATTGGTGCTCCAGCTTTCTGTGCATCTTCAATAACTTTCTGTCGTTCTGTTAGTCTAGAATCGACTGATTTCTTAATTGCTTCTTCTATGTCTTTCATAGACTTTATAGAAGAAACATCATCAAGCTCAGGTAAAATACCTTTGGCTTTGAATTCGGCAGCTAAGTTTGAATAAAGCTGTTCAGTCTCATTCAGTTTAGGAGAGGAAGAATCGCTGCCTTCTTTTCCATTAGGTGTTTTACCTGCCTGAACTTGATTTTTGTCTTTACTCTGATCAGCTACGCTCTCTAGGTTTGGATCCACTGGATCATCACCTTCACCATCAGTGTTTGTATCGTTTGTTACATTAGCTACTGCAGCATCTGCAACTGTTGTTGACGGAGGAGTAGTCCCGTCTGCTTTTGGTTCTTGCACTCCTGTTGACTCATCAAATAACTGAAGAGTGTCCGTGTCAAAATTCAAATCTCCTAAATTTAATTCTTCCATTGAAATATTTTTATATTATTCTCCTTCAACAAAAGTATAACATAATGTAAGTCAACGCTATTATATGTTATAGCTAAAATATTTAATAAGCTAATTACACTTGGTAGTCTCTAAAACAATTATTCTATTTTCTAATTCATTTATTTGACCAGACATTTGTGATATTACTTTAATTTTTTTGCCTAATCTATCTTCTACAGTTCTTAAGCTTTGAATTTCAGAATACATTATTCCACAAGAAAAAACAAAAGTGACAACAAATATTATATTGTCTTTAAGAAAGGTTTCTAACCTACTCATTCTGATTTCTTAAGAGTCTTCATTACTTTTTCAATACCTCTTGAGCCAAAATAAAATATAGTCATAGTTCCAAATAAGGATTGTATCACAGGTACGTATGCTTTATCTATTGTAAAAGCTCCTAAGTTACCATCTAGTAATACTACAGACATAAATAAAACAAACATAGCTGCATAGCTTACAGGTCTAATCATTCTAGTAATAGCGTGCTCACTATCTATCTGTAAACGCTTGGTAACCTCAACCATCTCAATCATATCATTCTCCATTTCTTGAAGAAGAATACTTTTGTCTGGTTCACTAAGGCTCTTGTCACCTCTTATGGCCGTTCCTAATGAGTTTAATTGTTTAATACCCGTAAGACTTCCAGCAAGATCTAATAGTTCAGGAGCTACTTCTTTACCTTGCTTAACAAGGAATCTAAGTGCATTACCTACATTAGTGCCAGAGCCTCCATTTTTTTTTAACTTTGGGTTATCATTATTTTGACTCATCTTTAAATTCATTTATGATACATAGTTCAAATTCATCTGGCAATAATTCATTAAGCTTTGCCATAGTTTTTTTACTACTTGTAACGTCTTTTAATCCATCTCCATTTATATCTATAAGATCTTTTCCTGGAAGTAGACATCCTCTTGTATCAGTGTTATAATTTCCGTGATGTATAAGTATGTAGCTTCTTTCTTCAACGTCTAATACGTGAAAGTGATCACCATACTTTGGGGAATTTCTTTTTACACAAGTATAAGATCCTTGTGGAATTCTTGATATGCTAGTCTTATTGTCTTTATCTGGTAGCTCTAGTATGTATCCTTCAAGCACTTCTAGTTCACAATCGTCAAGCACAAAGAACTTAGCTAATGTTTGAAACTCATCTTCTGAGAATCTTGATATTTCTAGTCTATTTTTCATCTTGTCCCCTTCTTCTCCTAGGTGCGAATGCAGACTTAAATGCTCTTGGTAAGAATCCAAGAATCTTTTTAAATAAATTGTTTCCACTAACAGCTTCCATGTTTTCATAAATGCTGTACACTTCAACTAAGCAGGCAACTGTTACTGCTAGTTCTGCTATTGAGTAATCATTTCCTAGCATCTGTATACTAGAGCTTCCTAGAACCATTGTATCTAAGATTGTGAAAGCTATAATTCCTGTTATATATTCAACTGCTTTAGTCCAAGTCCTGCGAAGTTCTTTTGACTTTATTACTTTCCAGAATTCTTTTTTAAATGGTTGAAATAAAACACCTTCTGTATAATGTGATTTTCTTATTCCAGTTAAAAGGTCAATTATTATAATTATAAATAATGCGAATAAAATTGTTTTCATGCTTAATATCATTATTAGGACGGGACTCAAAGACAGCAGAAGACTTTTGCCTACTGTCATTTCTTTAAAAAAAAGCATTGTTGATTTCATGATATTAAGTGTGTACGTCTATACAAATATATGTAAGAATGGATTAGTTTTTATTTATTTATTATAGCTAAAATAGATTTTGGAAAAGTAGGAAAAAACTACCAAGAAGTTGCCAAGGTTACTTTGCTCCAGGAATTTGTAGCACTGCATACATATATACCTGTTGCATTTATTCTTATCTCCCCTAAAACTCCTGTTGCATTTCTAGCAAGAGGAACTATTTGCATTGCTGTTAAGTTATATTGTGAAGTTGATATTTCTCCTGATACAGTAAGTGTTGTTGTTGTTGAATTATATGTAAGATCTGAGTCTCCTTCTAATGTACCTGCAGTACTCCAAATTCCCAATTGTTTTGCAACTGGTGTCCCAACAGCTTCTAAAAATGTATCTGTAGGATTACCTACAAAATTTAACTTACCATCTCCATCACTGTATGTTACAGAGATGTTAGTTTCTACATTTCCATTAACCATAGCACCAACTATGTCTTGTATTTCTTCCGCAGTAGTTAATGGTGTTATTGCTTGTGTTGATCCATCAGCTTTTAAAAACTGACCAGATGTTCCTCCATCTACAATAAATTTATCTGCATTAAATATTTTTGCTCCCATAGCTTTATTTTATAAAGTCCAATCATTTTTAACAATGATAACCCACTCATACGTACTTCCATCTGTTTGCATACACATTTCCATATACGAAATGCTATTAAGAACTCTATATCTTATAGTTCCTACTTTTGTATCTAAAGCAGTAGTAGCCGGGTCATTAGCTACTTTAACTCCTCCATTAACATCTAGTGCTGATTTTGGATTTGTCACTCCTACTCCTACACCATCAGGTTTTACCACAAACCTTTCAGTTCCATCTAATTCAAGTGTTATCTCGCTTGCTGTCTCTGTATCAGTTGGATCTAATCTAATTGTAAATCTACTTGAAGTTTTTACAAACTCAGCATAACTTGCTGTATCAGTATCTTCCATCCTAAATATAGGAGCAGCATTTTTTAAGTGAAGAGCTTTTTGTGGAACAAAGTCTCCACCAATTCCTAACCTATCAGTTATTATAGCTCTACCTGTTACGTGTAATTCTTCAGAAGGATTTGTTTCATTTATACCTACATGGCCAACACTATCAATAGTCATTCTAGTTGCTGCTGCAGTAACTAGTGTCATTTCATTAGTAGCATGACTATATGTAATTCTTCCCACATCTCCATCTTCGGCATCTCCAAACTTAATACTTTGTGTTTGTGTATTTGCTGAAAGAATCTGTATAGAAGGAGCTGAACCTGCCTCTACAATTAAAGTTCCTGCATGAGTTGAAGCTCCTGAACTTGAAGATCTGACGTGAAATTTAGATTGAGGATCTGTACCTACACCTACATTTCCAGTCTCATCAATAGTCATTCTTGTAGTTGCCGCAGTTCCTAGTATTAACTGACCGCCAACCTCTTCACTCATTATAGTAAAGTTATCACTAGCCCCACCAAATCCAACATAGGCATGCCTGTCGTCACTTCTAGCGTAATTTACATAGAGTGCACCGTTGTCTGTTGAGTTCAGCTTCAAGATTGTATCTGTATCTGAGTCAATTGTCACGGCACCTGAAACTTCCAAGTCTGTTAAGATTTTCTGTATGGCCATATATTATCCTACTATAATTACTCTGTACTGATTTAATGTTGGAGCAACATTGAATTTAAAAGTTGTTGTAGTTGTACTTGTATTTTCTACTTCGCAAATTACTACATCTCCTGTAGATTCAACAAGCACTGTTGATTGAACATGCTTTTGTCCTATTGAGTGGGTAACTACTATTGTGGTAGCTGCTGCATCTCCAATTAACTCAGTATATTTTAATACAGTAGAAAGAGTTCCTGTTGTTCCAAGAACACTCCTAAGGTTTGCTGGAGTAAGAACTCTGTTAGTAGCAGTACCTGTATTAGCTTCTGTGTTTGTAGCTAGTTCAGAAATACCAGCTACAGTTGTTGAAGCTGGTGGCTCATCACCAGTGTTAGTTCCACTTTGACCAACTAAGTAAGTTTGGTTTATAGCAGTACCTTGCCAAGTTCCAGCAGCTATTGTTCCAACTGTGGTTACTTGTGCAGAACCTGTCCATCCATCTAATCCATCAGGAGAAACTGCTCTAGTAGCATCTGTTCCTGTATTAGTCTCAGCAATTGTTGCTATTTCAATAATACCTCTTTCAGTAGTACTAGCATTAGGCTCATCACCTGTATTTGATCCTGTTAATGTTAATCCTGAATCTTGTATTAATTTTCCAGATGTTCCGTCAAATGTAGCCACATTTCCAGACCCTGCTGAAGCTGGCCCAATTACTGCTCCGTCAAGATTAGCTTGAACTACTGTCCAGTCTGCATTAATTCCACCAGAAGCTCTATCAACTGTAGCTATAAACATATCTCCAATCTCAGAAACAACTCCTTTGTAAGTTCCTGCTGTAATAACTTTGTAAGACCAACCTGCATCATAAACAACTAGAGCATTAAATGCTGCTAGTGTTAAAGTACCACCTGTACCGATTGTACCTTTAAATATCATTGCATCATTAGCTGCTAAGTTTGCATCTACATAAGCTTTAACAGATTGTTGAGTAGGAACCTTAGTAGAAGAGTTACTTCCCATGGCATCTTCATCAATAACAAATGACATAGCCGCTGTACTAGTATCACTATTCATAACTGCTCCGGCAGCATTAACATTGGTAGCGTCAGTAACGTTTGCTCCTGTCTCTATTGTATTAAGCTTAGTTTTGTCAGTTCCAGTCATTACACCAGATGCAGATATAGTTGCTGCTGCTATTATAACATCATTGGCAGATCCGTCAGAAGTAATACCGTAAGTTGTGTTGGTAACGGTACCTGTACTTAATGCTGTAGGTGAGTTAGGAACTACTGCTCCAACCTCAGTGTCTACATAAGCCTTAACACTTTGTTGTGTTGGAACTTTAGTTGCTGAGTCAGATGTCATAGCATCTTCGTCAATTACAAAGCTCATTGATGCGGTTGTTGAATCTGAATTCATTACAGCTCCTGCTGCATTTACATTTGTTGCATCCGTTACATCTGCTAAAGGTTCAATGAGATTTAGCTTTAACTTGTCTGCACCTGTCATTACACCGGCTACTGTAGTAGTTGCTGCTGGAAGAGTTGCATTTGTACCATCACTAGATACAACAGTATTTGTTGTTGAAGTTGTGGTAACAGATAAGTTAGTAGTGACGTTATCAGGAATGTCACTTACTTTTAATGAGTTGGCAACTATTTCGTCAAACTTTGCTGAGCTTAATAAACCAGCTCTACTTGAAGATGCTTGTGCTAATGTAGCGTCAGTACCATCTGAAGACTCTACTACTACAGTAGTAGTTGTAGTTGTACCTTCACTAAGGTTTGTAGTTACATTGTGATTAATGTCAGAAACTTTAGCGTTGTTGGCTACTACTTCGTCAAATTTAGCTTTGCTCATTACACCTGCTCTTGAAGTAGATGCTGATGCCAAAGTTGCGTTTGTTCCGTCTGAAGAATTTACATCAACAGTTGTTAAGGTGGTTGTACCTTCAGATAAGTTTGTGCTTACGTTAGAAACTAATCCACTATACTGTGAGTTAGTTGCGTTATCTCCGCTGTTTATGTTTGTTGTGTTTCCTATGACAGTTTTTTCAGCTGCAGTAAGAAGACCTGCATTAGTACCATCTGCTAAAGGAATAGTTGCGTTAGTTCCTGAACTTGATGTTACAGTTCCATTAGATACTCCTGCTGTGTAGCCAAGATTTGTAATACCGCTTTCTCCTAAATCAATCCAAGCTGGACCATCTGCATTATACACATAAAGCGTATTGTCATCTGTATCCCAGTATATCTGACCATCTGCAGGTGTTGAAGGGGCCGTAGCTAAGTTTTGAACTACTGCATTAAGTAGTTGATTTTTTGATAAATCTAAATCTACTAAAAATTTAATATCTGCCATTTTTTATTATTTATTTATTATTAATTTAAGTAGGCTTTACCAGAAAAGCCACTACTAAATGTTATTGTTATAGAATTTAATGATACGTAATCTACTTGACCTATTACTACCGTGTTAGCTGTATCCACAACCGTAACGCTTGGATAGTTGTCAAGATTATGTGTTATTGTCCAGACTGAATTTGGTAAGCCTTGATCATGTATGTAAGTATCTACATCTGCTTGTACTAGATAAGTATTTGTATCCAGTGTTCCATCACCTTTCACAAAATCAGTACTAGTACCTCCGCCTGTTATAAAAGCATCAGACTTTACTTTACCATCTACTTCTACCTTTTCAACAGGGTTAGGAACACCAACTCCAAGCTTTCCTGAAGTAGTAGTATCTCCTAATATACTTACGTCTTTGTTAAATATTTCGCTCATCTATTCATTTGTTAGTTTAGTCCACATCGTTCCGTCCCATCCATAAAAAGCAACTACAGGAGATATAAATACTATTGTACCTGCATCACTCGCACCCAATCCTGTTGGTAGTGCCAACAAAGGTTCAACCTTTAGCTGTTTTATATGGTTGCCATTAAGGTCAAGATCTGTTCCTAGTTTCTCCATTAATTAAGATAAGCCGTTCCAGCAAATGCTATGTTAAATGTTATTGTTAAATTGTTTAAATCTGTGTAGGCTACATCTCCATGAACTCTATTGCCTGCCCCATCCTGTACTGTTACAGAAGGTATCTTTCCTAAGTTATGTGCTATTACCCAAGAAGCACTACTTGATTGCACGTGCGTGTAATTGAGGTCAACACCAAGTAATCCTGCATCTACATATTCATGTGCATCTTCAGCGGCATTAACTCTAACTAGTTTTAGTGCACTTCCAGTTTTGTTTGTTGGAGTGTCTATTAATTCATCATAAGTAGCACCTACTCCAGTTGGATTGTCACAGGGTAAATTATCGTTGGATCTTTCTGTAATTTGATTCCAATAGTTAAAAGGATCAACAGTAGTATCATCCCATGCTTCAGCTTTTACTTTTTTAAACAACCCAGGAGTTCCTGAATTGGAAATTGAGTAGGAGAAGGATATAGGAGTACTATACGTAAATACTTTATCAGCACCATCCCAAGGCGTGTCTACTCCTAGTATAGTAAAAAATGCATTGTCATAATTTAGGGTAGTCTGAACTGCATTGTCTAAACTTATTCTTACACTGTTTCCTACAGTTGCAGTAAGTTGAAATGAAAATATTGTTGCACACTCAGTAACTACACTAGCTAGTTGTTTTACTTTAAACGATGATTCTTCTATATTAAATATAAAATTTGCCATTATCCTCTGTATTCCCCTGAACCAGCGTCAGAGATTTTAAAATTAAATTCTTCTTTTATTCCTTTTTCTTCTAAGTTGCTATTTACATAAGTAAATAATCCTGAAGTTATATCAGTAAATGATATCTCTTGATCAACATAAACTCTAATACCATTAAGAAGAAGAACACCGTATATAGGCAAACTCTCAATTAATAACATAGACGCTGCATCTCCTTCTGGATCCTCGTATGGTGGGTTTAACCCCGTAGTAAGCATTGCTGTAGTTATAACTGTTGTTGATCCATGAGGAATTGTTATTTCTGTATTTCCAACTTGATTTGGTGCAAGGTTTATAGATGTTGCTACTCTAAGTGAAACAGGGTTTGACTTAAGTGTAAACAAACTAGATCCAGTATCAGAAACTACAAAGTACATATAACTGTCAGTGTATCCATCAGTATCTAAAACATCTGACTCATAGGTTAAATCACCAGCTACTAATTCTGCTGACGTTACTATCTGAGGCACAGTTACTGCAACTGCAGAAAGTTTTAAAACTCCTTGTGAAGGTAGGCTAAGAATATTTATTGATTCTAATGGATCTCCTTCAGGGTCACCGTACGCAGGATTTGTTTCTGTAGTAAAATTTGCAAGAGTGAATGTATGTATAGCCCCATTGTCTATATTAATAGATACCCACCCAGAAGAGTTTGGTCGCTGATTAAGTTTAGCTGATATGTCTAGTGTTATTAGGCCCATTGTGAAATTGTCGTATAAACAAAAATACCCTTTTTTTTCAAAAAGGGAACTTCTATATTATAGCTAAAGTATGTATTAAGTTATTTTTAAATTAACTTGCTCCGCATTATCACTTGCTTTTTTACTGTAAGCTAATGATTCATCTATTTCTGTTTGAGTCCATTCTTTAGAAACTAAACCACTGCTATCAACTACTGCTGATCCTATGCTGTTGTCTGTTAGCGTTCCTACTCCAAACACTCTCCAAGTTCCAGATGTAATTGTTGAGTCTAAAGTTACTTCAGCTCCAGACAATCCTAAAGAACAATTGGCTCCAGATGTTTTATTTTTTATGATAACTTCTCCGCTAAATTCTCTCATTGCTATTCTTCCAGATCCATTGCAGTCTATTATAGGTACATCTCCTCCAGGATCTTGTGCAGCTACAGAGGCACATCTGTTAGCCATTAATATAGCGTTAGGTGCCAAAGTAATAGTACCTTCTCTAAACACACAACCTTCAGCGTGTCCATAAACACCGATTAAATTTTTCATTGCTACCGTTGTATAATATGCAGATCCATTTCCATTTAAGTCACCCGTTAATAGCATTGTCTTGAACTCACAACCAGATAAAGATGAAGTCCCAGCTATAGTTAATTGAGTATTTCTAGCAGACCTACCTATAAATGTTATGTTTGAATGATTTGCATTTATTGTAGCTGCAGCGTCTATGTGTATATTAAAATGAGCAAAATCTTCTGCTATTACTTGAGCATCTGCATCATTGTTAACAGGCTGTCTAGCAGTTCCTGTTGGAAACTTTGTTCCTGAGAAGCCAGAACTTTCGTCTAACCAAACACTATTTTCTTCAAATGCTGAGTACTGTGCTAAATCTGGAAAACTAACTTCTGATATATCAATTATTGCTGGAGCTACTGAGCTGTCATCTACTTTTAAGAGACCAGTAAGCCTTACTGTTCCATTTGAAATAGTACTATCTAAAATAATAGTTCCTCCAGAATTACCATTAATTTCTACAAATTCTGGTCCTGTTTTATTTACAAGCTTTAAATCTCCTTGGTAATTTCTTATTGAAACATTTCTTCCTGATCCTCCACAATCTATTATTGGTAAAATTGATTCTTGAGCATATCCATCAAAACAATCGTAGAAACCAGTTTCACCAGATCCAGATAAAACAAATGTTCCTGCCAGTACACACCTGTCTGCAAATCCTTGTACAAAATTTATATCTAATAATCTGCAGTCTACAAAAGTTGCTTGGTTATCAAAGTCTCCTTGTACTGTTGCGTTATGTAAATCTACATCTTGAGTTAATGCACCTGATTGAAATGTCAATAAACTTTTATTTGGATTCTGTCCAAAGATTAAAAAGTTCTCTAAGTCATCCCCTAATCCAAACGTAAAGTTACCACTAACTCTAATAGTATTAAATCCTCTAAGGTCTGCAATCAGTTTAGCATCGGCCATGTTGTTTACAGGAGATTGAGGTGTTCCTTTTGGAAATTCAGTTCCTGTTACTCCACTGTTTTCATTTATATGAACAGCATTACCAAAAGAAGAATATTCAATTGCTTGGTTAGATATCAGTCCTGCTGAATTTGCTGTTCTTACAGATACTTGATTTACATTTACTTTATCACCAACATTACTGTTTGCTCCAAATAAATTGACAGCATATTGTCCATCTTCAAATGTAATAGTGTAATCATTTATTATCTCAACTACTCTTGCATACACAATACCTCCTAGTAAAACTTCAGTGTTGTGCGTATGAGTATCTAAAAAAGTCATACCCTCAGCATCATCCTCCAAGTCTTTTAAAGCCAATCTAAAAGTGTTCAAACTTAATTGCCTTATTTCTTGAGGTGTTGTTTGAACTAAGTCAGTAAAGTCTTTAGACACACTTATTATTCTAGTAGCCCAGTCTATTGTTACAGCCATTGTTTTTTTGTTTATTCGTCACTTAATAAAGTGATAGTTAAATCTAGTCCAGTGTCTTTGTTTATACTTCCAACAATTGCTCCCGTCTTGTAGTAAGGAGAAGCAGAAGACTTTCTAACATTCCCTCCAATTGGTTGATTTGTTGCAAATGTCTTAGACCCTTGAACTACACCTAACACATCTGTTAGTGCACTAATAAGAACATAAGTTGACGTTATAGTTCCTGTTGCAGGAGTAGTAGGAGAACCAGCTACTGTATAATCATAAGTGTTTGTCGTAACATTTGAAACTGTATGTATTCCATAATATTCACTTTGATCAACTCCTCTTATTACTACTTTATCTCCATTTGCTAATCCATGAGCAGTGTGAGTTACTGTTGCTACAGTTCCAATTCTTGCAATTGTTACAGATGCTTGAAAAAATAATGATCCTCCAGCTGCTACTGGAAAAAATACTCTCGCATCTTGTATTGCTGTACCTGCCGTGTCTTGTACTGTTATTTTGTATGTTACAGCTCCTGCTACAACATTTACTATTGCTCCTGCGGATCTTATAGATGGCACTGATGCACCTGCTGCAACATTTATAGTAAGTGTTCCGGAAGCTACATTGACATATATCGCTTCATTTCCTGTTGAGGTTGCAGTAACTGGTGATGCTGCTACTCCAGCTACATATCCAGACAATTGATTGTCCCAATCTATAGACCCTCCTCCAATAGAAGTTATTTCTACAGCATGATTAGATCCATCAGAGACAAAACTATTTCCTGTAACTAACGTCATGTCACTAGCCAATAAAGAAGTTGCAGCTGTACTATTTGAGAAAGTAGAGCTAGTTATAGATGAACCTCCCTGGGTTACTAAATTACATCTTCTAAAAACAGTTCCTACAACTGCTGTGTTAGAAAGAAAACTAAAATCTGACATGTCGTTAAAAGTACAGTCAGTTATTTCTACTACTGCATTATCTGTTACTGTAAATAAACCTCTAGTAGTAGTTCCTAATGCAGATATCTGAATACCTGTCCATATAACTTTTGTTCCTGTATTTATTACTTCATATTCTGTAAATCCTGCAGCACAATGAATATTATCTTCTAAAACTATATTTTTATTACTATCCTCAAAGAAAGCTGCTGATGCAACTGTTCCAATTTGAAACAAACCTTTATGTGAAAAACCACCTGCAGATACTTCAAACAAACCCCACTTATTAGCCACTAAATCATTTTGAGTTGCTGCTCCTAAAAAAGTTGCAGGAATTGCAATCTCTCCCTCATCTACTATTAAGGATCTTCCGTATCTTGAATAATCAATAGCAAATGGATTACCCTTACTTACTGCTGCAGTCATAAAAGTTCTTGAGCCAAAAGTGCTGGTAACTGACGTTGGACTTCCTTGTGTTAAATCCGGAGTGCTTGTTGGATCTACTGCAGAGCTATACCATCCTCCTTTTGGAAGAGTGTCTCTACCATAAATAGTAAATTGGTTATAATTGGCAGATGAGTTTCCTATACATATTCTTATGCCATCATTAGCAAACGTATCTACCGTAGGCATTGCTCCGTGATAAGTCCAAGAAAAAACAGCAGAACCTGCTGGTATTGTAACTGTATTTGATGGATGTCCTATTGATACATCACCACCAGTACGTGTTTGTGACGTTGCACAATTTGTACCAGCAATAAAGTTGTCTGGATCGTTATTAGTAATCCTACCATCCGTTGCACCCGTAAGCTCTACATGAGATCCTGTCATGAGGTTTATTGTTGCTAAGTCTGTTGTATATGTAGGTGCTGCCATTTATTTTTTTTTAAATATACTAAAAAAAGGCCCACCCAACAAAGAGTGAGCCTGATTATTATTAGTTATACCGCCTCAATCGAATGAGACGGTATTGTTGTTTACTAGTTACTACTAGAAGTCATCAATTCTACCAACAGTAGATGCACCACCACCTGCTCCAACTAAAGCAGTTGTTTCAAAGGTTTTGATTTCACTTCCTGGAGTAGCATTTCTTACTCTTGTAAATAATGTTCTTGGAGAACTAAATACGTAAGTTACAGCTTCAGTAACTCCTGTTGCAACTCTATCAATGTAGGTAACAAATGCGTTACCTCCAATTACTAGATCTGCTCCTGTACCTGAGAAATCAAGTGCAGAGAAGTTTATTGTATCATCAGTAACGGTAGTGGTAGTAATGCTTGTATAAGCAATTCTTCTATAACTTCCGTTAGACTGTTCTACACGAACTGTACCTCCTGGTCTTGGAGTATCAGATGAAATAGTTTCATCAAATACTATTGATGTTACTGATGCTCCTGATTCTGCATTAGTAATAGACAATTGAGTTAAATCAAAGTCTCCTGCTGCATTGTTAGATGTAATAACATAATCTCCAGAAACAGTGTTGTTTACAGTGTAACTAATATTGTTTGGAGGAGTTCTGTTAGTTCCAGTTAAATCTTCAAGAAGATCATTCTGAGTTAAATCATCCGAACCAATACCAATACCATAGGCTGCTGGGTTAATTGCTGTACCTGTAGATGTTCCTACAAATGTAGCTGGAATAAGTCTAGGTGTAATTGTCACATTAACAGTAGCTGTTGCTGTAGAAGCACCAGTTATTACTTGATCGTTTGTTGGTATAACTCCAGAAAGTAATTGAATCCACATCTGAGTACCTGCTGTTACAGAATCAATTGCTAACAATTGACCAGTACCACCTGACCAAGACAAAGCTTCTGGTTCTACAAATGTTCCTGTTGGACCATCTATATTGATTTGATGAGTAATACCTCTAAAGATATCACCATTAAGACCATATATAGTTTCAGCTGAACCTTCACGTTGAATCCACTTTGATCTTTCGTAAAACTCATTCTTACTTCTTGATCCAAGTTCCCAGTTAGAGTAGTAAAATTCATCTACTGTGTTACCATCAGCATCAATTGCAGAATAACCTTCTTTGTCATTTACAATGTCAGTCCAAGTAGCAATAGTACCTTCTGCAGTCTGGTTGTTTCCATCCGTGTTGGCAGTAAGTGCTAATGTGTTGTTACCTCTGTTTGTTCCACCACCAATAGAGAATTCTGTGTAGGCAGTTCCTAATACTCTTTGAGTACCAATAAGTCTACGACCATCAATATCAGATCCACCTGTTCTTACTTTAACTAAGAACCTGTGAGATGTAGAAGATAGTGCATCTGATACAGCAGCAATCATTTTTGCTTCGTTCCAGAAGTCATTAGTAAGTCTAGCACCATTTTGTATTACCTGAATACTAGTTGCGTTACCAAACGTCTGAATACCATCATAGATAGTATCTCCTGCGTCTTGAGTTAATGATCCATCGTAGATGTATTCTACAGACGCATCGTCTAAATTACATCCGTTTAATAACGTGATGTTTGTATCCGCACCCCCACGATCCGAAGGTGTTTTGTTGATAATCGAAAGTTCGTCATCTCCAGAGTCTTGCTCTTGATCTGCGAAATCTCCTAGAGCCCTGTGGAGCTCAATTGTTGTGGCGTAAGAAGGAGTGGTTCCTGTGTGCGTATCGCCAATATAGCGAACGTCCAATGCGGCCCCATTCCTTGTAATACTCCAATCTAATGCTACGAATGCCATAATTGTTTCTTGTTGTTAATTAATTAATAATATATATATATAGTTAAGTACAATTATATGTACGTTAAACTCAATCTATTTGTCCAATCTGTTTCTAGATTAGTCAAGTTTTGTCCAAATGTTTCAACACCGTCAATACATTTTTTTATTGTAATTACACTGTTTAATAAATAGCCACTATAAACAGTAGTTCCATCTGCATCACTTCTATAATCAGTTAATGTGTTTCCTGAAATATACCCAGCATCATTTGTTAGAGCCGATACATTGTCAGTTGCCTGCAAATACACTTCATCGTTAAACAACTCAGAAATATTATCCCCAGACTGTATAGCAGTATCTGCCAAGGCACCTTGTGCAGCAGTTGCGTAATCTGCATCATTAAAATCTGTTATATCAGCTTTTACATGATTATGGTCTGTATCTGCTTTACCATCTAGGGCTAATTGAGTTAATGAACCTATAGGTTTATTTACATCAGAAGTATTATCTACATTACCTAAACCTACATCAGTCTTGTCTACTTGATGAGGATTTTCTAAGTCAGCTATATGATTACTAATACTTGAAGTATTAGCTGCTATTAGTATTTCATTTTGGGCTAGCTGCTGATCTATAAACTTACTATCAGATACCCATACATTTCCTAAAAAAGCATACCATCCCATAGGGTAGTATGTTCCTCCTAAAGATCCAGGAAGCCATGCTGTACCTGTATCGTATAAGACAAAAGCAATAGATCCTTCGTCAGCAATTGAATCTAAATCAGAATACCTATCAACTATTGTTGCACTACCACTAGCAGTTGCATTTACTGTTCTAGGATCTCCATTTTCATCATAAATATAAAGCTTCCTAGTATCTGAAGCAACGTATATTGTACCAGGGTTGGCTTTACGAGCTTTTTTTCTATCAAATCCAAAAAACTGGTTTTGTGTTTGCTTCATTTTTGATTATCCCTTTGCTTGCATTATAATCCAATTGGTTCCATCTGACCAAGCTTGAACTCCACCATAAGGTTTATTTAATATGTACCCAGGTTGTCCATCAATTGTTTCAGCACCAGGAGCAACTAAATTTACTTTGTCGTTAGCCCCTATAGTCCCATCGTTAATAAATCTTATTACTCTATAAGGTTCTATTGCTGCAGATGGAAGCGTAAGGTCGTATTGTCCTGAAGCTCCTACCCAATTAAGATATACTACACCATTAGAATCTGAGTAAGATGATGTTCCACTTGGAGTAGCCTCTAATAAAAATGGCGTGCCTGTAGTTCCTGATTTACTGTACTTAAGAATATTTTCTGAAAATTGAAATACTTTAAGAGTGTCATTCCATACTGGAATTTGACCTGTAGTATTTGCAGGACCATTAACATCTTCTAAATCTATAAGTAGTCCTCTCCAAGATGGTCTCACAAACAAAGTTCCATTAGATGGACTAGCATTAACAACAACCCCAATAAATATTTGTGCGTTTGGTGCTTCTGGCTTTACGTTTGTTAAAAATCCTGCTGTTACTTCACTTACATAAATTAAATCTCCATTAATCCAAGTCTGTCCATAATTTGAACCATTAGTGGGTATTCCTCTAACTTTTCCAAACCAAGTTACGTGTCCATCTGCTCCGTTAAGTATCTCTTCCGTAGATACTCCTAAGATGTAAGAGGAAGGGATTGTTCCATCTGCTATTGCAGGTGCAACTAATATTCTTCCTGAATTACCATTTGTTCCTGCAAACCTAACAGGCGTTCCATTTGCTATCGTACTACCTGTAGTGTTTCTTACCAATGGTGCAATTTCTTGTCCTAACTGATAAGTAACTCCACCACTCTGTAGATCCATTGTAGCTTCTGTTGCATTCCAAGTTAGTGAGCCTTCTCCTCCTGCACCACCAGATACTTGAAGACTTTGAGCTATAACTCCATTAACTCCCATGTCTAGATCTTGTACAGCTCCAGTATAAGGAACTCCAAAATCTCCTTGAGAAGTAACCAACACAGGAACTCCTAGATCATTGTAAAGAAACATTTTATTAGTGTCTGTTGCAATAAATAAAGTACCCGGAATTGATGAAATTGGTTTCTCAAGTTCATCTCCATAGAATTGGTTTTGTGTTAACTTTATTGCCATCTTGTTTTACTTTTTAGTTTGTGATGCTTTTGCTGCTTGACTTCTTTTAATATCTAATTCTTTAGCTTTCATTGACATATTATCATCATGCTTTAACATGTCGTTAGATAGTGCCTGTCTTTTTATCCCAAGCTCTTCTTCAAACTTTTCAAAATCATCATCATTTTCAAGCCCTGTATCACCTTGCTCTTTTTGTATTCTAGCTGTTTCAGCATTAAGCTCGGCAATATATCTTTTAGTTTCGTCTGTTCTATTAAACTTCTCTAACTCTATTCTTTTGTTCTCTTCGTCAAGTCTCTTAGTCTCTTCTATTTGCTGTTGGAATCTTTTGTTCTCTTCTTCCCCTTGTTTAGACTGAGCTTCCTTCATGTCATTCTCGCCTCTTTCAATGAGTCTCTGAATTTCTCTTACTGATGGAGAGTTGTAGATTTTAATAGCAGTAGAGAAAGAAAGCATCTGGTTTTGTAATCCCATCTGTACCATTCCATCTAACTTTTGCTCTAATCTATTTATCTCATCATCATTAGATACCATTAATCCGTATTCTTCTTCAGCAAACTGATCTCCATCAATTTCTGCTAGTTGACGAGTCATGTCGTCTCCAATGTAAGAAAACTTTATGTCTTTACCTTTGAGTGCTATTTTAGCTGTCTCAATAAGTATTTGAAAACATCTTTTCTTACAATAGTCATGCAGTGTAAAGATTTCTTCTGTAATGTGATTGGACTGGCTAACAGCTCTTTCTATTCCGCCGACAGTCTCCCTGTTCTCGACTTGTCCTAGACGTTGTCTAGAAACACCTGTTATTTCGTCCATTTGTGATTTAGCAAACTCCATCATATCGATGTGAGTTTGTATGAAGTCTCCAACTCTTTGCTCAAGAACTCTACCAGTTGTATTACCTACTGATCCTGCTAGTCTTCCTTTTGCCATTCCTTTTTGTCCTTCCTTGAAACTATCTACTACAGATATTCCAGACTTACGTGCAAAGTACAACCATTTAGTCACTGACCATCCAGTTGGAACTTTTGCTAAATCTAATTCAACGATAGAACCTAAGTATTTACTTAAAGCTTCATTTACTCTGTACCAAGAAATGTCATAAAGGTATTGGAAAGGTTTTGCTCTATCCACCATTGTAACTGCTTCTTCGTCACCTGTATTATATACTTGACCAACAATACCACATGAATTGTAGCTTGGCTGATCTAATTTATTGTATTGTATTTCTCTTGGCTTAATCTGTAAGTAAGTATCTTCACCTATCTTAACACCTTTCCACCACTGAGGAACCCACAAGGTCTTTGCAGTTTCTCCCATCTCTTTATCGATGATATAATCTTCAGACCTAAATTTTGTTTGTTCTTTTCCTAGCTCATCAAAGTAAGTTACCTTTATAACCTTCTTCATAGATCTCCAAAACATTCTAAGTACACGAATGTTTCCATTCCCATCTTTATATGTGTTTCTTCCTGCTTGATCTGCCTTGTCGTATATTCCAGTTGAGTCTATGTAAGAATCCATTCCTTCTCTATCAAGAAGTTTTAATCCGGCCACATCATCAACAGCTTCTGTAACACCATCTAAGTTGACGTTGTCTCCAGCCCATTCTCCTTCATCTAATTTTTTTACATCAAGGTCACTTAGGTCATTATAGAAATGATCTTGTATTTTACCAGGTGACCAGAAGTCATCAAGAACAATTACGTCTGAGTCTTCAATCTTGTTAGAGAATCCTCCACGTAGCGTATGTACTTTTAATGGATTAAGCTTTTCAAATGTTACTTCTCCATTAACTATGTCAAACATGTAAACTTCTTCTCCCATTATTAAGGCATCCTTGAAACCTTGTTGGAATTGAATTTTCATGTCAAGTTTACCAATGTAATGCTTCATTAAAAGATTAGCTCTTTTTTCACGCATATCTTGGTAATCAAAATTAATGTAATCACCATATTTTATTAACTCTTGCTCAAGCTCCTCATCAGACACTTCCGATTGTAGCATCTCCATAAGTCTAGCATCAACTAGCTTTTTCTTGTCTTCTTTAATTTTAGATAAAGTATCAGGATTAACTATCTGTACAGACCAGTCAAACTTTCTTCTCTTTTCTTCTCCAACTAATACATTAACTCTAGGAGTTATAATTGGATAATGTTGTATAGCATCAGGCACAAAAAATTGTTCCATACCTCCTGGGTTTAGAATCAATTTCATATCATTAACATCTACCTTACCGTTGTATAGGTTGAGGTTAATTCTTTTTTGCTTTAATTTTCTACGAACCTTTGAGTTGCTTAAGTAACTGTTATGGTCTGCCCAGTCCATGTGGTCTTTACGCCACTGCTTACCCTTTCTACTAAAAGGTATTTTTTGACTAGGAAAGTTTTTTGTATCTGACATATCTAAATATATTCTGTAAATTTAATCAATATTCTTCCTTTATTTGTTTTAATATTATAGCTAAAACCCATTAATGAAGCTCTTGTTGGGGCCTGAGCCTGTGGACATTTTGGTAACTGCATTTTTCCAGTTTTCATCAAGAAAAGGATCGTCATGAAAATAAGTATTTGAGTCTACTTCAGTTTGATCTTCAAAAGCATCTGTCATCTTTGCCCTATCTTCTCTTAATATCATAACCATGTCCATTGCAGATACCCTATCCGTGTTTATATCTGGATTCCATGCAATGCACTCTTTTATATATCCAATGCTTCTAATCCTTCTTAGATTAGGAATTGTAAAGTTACTAGACTCTCCAGTTTCTTCATCATATCTTTCTTCTTCATACGGAGCAAGTTGCCATTGTCTCTGAAGCGTTTTACCGAGCTTAATTACTTCTTTGGTTGTTCTAGTACCTTTTGCCCTATTGCCAAAGAGAGCACTCTTTACAATGTCCATGTCACGCAAAATCTCTGGACTATCTGCAAGCAGATACAAAGCATTACGATTGGAGAAGTAAGAAAACAATCCTTTCAGGTTATTCTCGTAATTTGATTGTGCGTTATAAAATGAAGTTAGTCTTAAACATGTTTCATAAAACTCATCTGCCAATCTTGGACGACCAGTATATTCCGCAACAATCTTGTCTGTCCATAAATCAAATATAAGTATAGACGCTAATGACCCACCAATTGTGTAATCATTATCAATTGGATCTATTCCGCCAATGTATCTATTTTGAAACACATTACCGTCTCTATCTTTGTTAGGCATTTCAAATATCTCAATAGCTCCATCAGCACTAGTGTTTCCTTTTACTTTAAATGGAAACTCTCTAATAGGATTCTGATCAGTGCTGTTTACCCACTTAGTAAACCCTTCTTCATCATAAGACAAGCTTCCTATCCAGTGAGAATCACAGAATCTTTCCATGTTTGGCATTATGTCTTCTAAGTAATCTCTTAGATCTGCTACAGGAAAAGCTGAACCTTGCGTACGCATGATTGCTTCTTGTGGAGTAATAGGTTCCTCTGCTTTAGTCTGTACAATTGTGTTTAAGTCAGATGACCCATACTTTACCTTAGATCTATTCTTATTGATTTCAATCATGGCACCAATAACATCACTGTTACCATTCTTGTCCATTTTTCCACGAAAGTTAAGATACGTACCAAAGAAAAATGCACACTTACCTTTACCATTTGTATTCTTGTCAAACACATTAGGCATTGACATAATGTTATAACCATCTGAGTTATAAAATATTTCTTCTAATCCTTCAAATGCTCCACCTTCAACACCACCTGTACCACCGGCCATCATAAATCCAAATGCATATCCAGATTCTTCAACAGATGGTTGTGCAATCTTCCAAGCTGTAAGGAAGTCAGAGAATTTACCTGCTTCCTCCCAAAGTACTAGTGCACCCCTTTTTCCCCTTGCTTTCTGTGGATCATTCTTTAAGGTAACACCCATCACTTCGTTTAACACTCCAATCTCTGTACCACGGATGTTATCTTTACGACCCATCCTCCAGTGCATATCATTTAAAGAATCTTTTAAACTTCTAACTCTCGGCCATGGCGTATGCGTTGCATTCCAGTCAATTACGTTAACAAATTTATTTAAGATACCATCCTTGATTAGGTATTCTTTCTCATTAGCAATAGCAAATGATTTTACTTTCTTTCTAGCTTTATCTGTGTCTCCAAGTATAAAGTTCTTGGCCAACATGTTAGATGCTTTTACTGAATAACCACAACCCCTTCGTTTTAAGTTGGCACCATGCTTACCTTGTGCTCTTGCTTGTTCACAATAGTGAAAGAACCAGTAATCTGCATCATACACGTAAGCAAAGCCTTCAAGCCTGTCAGCCTGTTTAGTTCCTTTTATAATTTCTGCTCTAAGCAGTGGTGCAAAGTTTAATTGAAAGTAATAGTTACCGGGTATCCATTCTCCATCAGATTCTCTTATAAATCCTTCTCTGCATCTTCTTGCTTCTTCTTGCCAGAATTTATAATAAAGTGAATTGGTATTTTTGTTTGGAAACAACTTAGTGTAACACCCATGCTTTTCAAAGTAAAGAGCACTTGGTCTAAAATAGTCCATGTCTTCCAGTATATGCGGATCTGTTAAGTTAACAGCTATTCTACCATTTGGATCTGGTAATCTTAAATCCATATCAGGATCTTCACTTGATTCTGGAAGCAAAGGATTGTCCCATCTAATAAGATCTTTTACTTTGTTTCTTTTTGGAGAGGTAAGATTCTGTATAAACATTATAGAGTCTATACTATCAAGCAAGTCTTGCCTTTCTTCTCTTGGCATAGAAAGAAGAAGATCATCAGTAAGCTCTGTTTGAATACTATTAAATTTTCTCATATTCCATCATCATCAAACACAGAGCTAACTCTGTTTCCAGATTGAGCCTTAAGCATTTTTTCTTTTATTACTTCTTTCTCAATCTCATTCATTGCCTTAATGAGTTTAGGTATCTTTTCTACTGCTCCTGTTATTTTTCCAATGTCATGGATTGGCTTTTTAGTTCTTTCGTCTCTTTCATCCATATTAACATTATCAAGAAACTCAGATATCTTTTGAATAACTAACCTAGTGCTTTGGAGCAACTTAGTACTTGTAGTTTCTGATGCTTTTGTGTAATATCCTATAGCACGGATTAAATCTTTTCTTGTCCTGTCTAAACCTTTAGGCGGATCTAGTATTCTTATAATTTCTTCTGCTCTTTCGTCATTATCAAGTATGTGCATAAAATCACTTCTCTCATCTGCCATGTAATAAACATAAGACAATTCTGATGTAGCTTGTATCTTATCTTTAGAATCATCAGCATCCCATAAAGCCCTAAATGGTGCTATCATTAATGCTTGTGGGCTGAATGTTACTACGTTGTTTTCAATCTCAAATATATTCATAGTATTGCAATATACAAAAAAATAGCCCTACTGTCAAGTAGAGCTATCCTAATAAGTGTGTGACAATTCAGTTATTCTTTAACTTCTGCAAACTTACCTGCCTGTGCAAGACTAGCAATTGCAATGTTAAGTTTCTTTGATGCTCCACGAATTTCAAGAGTTTTTGGTGCTTTGTCAAGCATTAATTCTGCTTCTACCAACATATCGTGAATTTGCTCACTATAAGCTTTAGTTTGTACTACAGCTTTTGCTGATTTAACCTCTTTTGTTTTCTTTTTTTTGTCTTTAAACATTGTCTTTTATTTTTAATATTCCATTAGTATTTGAGATATACTTTATATCTCTTTCGCTTACGTACAGGTATTCTGTACCTTCAATTACCTCTATAGGCAATATGTATTCAAATTCTTTACTTAGCTTTTGAGCCATGTTACTCTCAAGTCTTTTTTTAAAGTTGTCCATATTTAAAACAACTTCCATACCAACACATACTTGTTGAGTGTGTGGCCCTACAGCTAATACAAATTGTTTTTCAGAAAAGTCTACATCCATATCTGTATCAGTTCCTTTTCCATACGATGCAGTTGGAAGATATATTCCATTCTCTGTTATCTTATTTCTTTTTGCTGTTAGAAAGATTCCTGCAAACATTGGATTTACATACGCTGGGATTGCACTTACATTGTGAGAGTCCTCGTATAACCTTTCCTTTACTGTCACCTCATCATTAAGAACTTTAGTTGTATCCTCAACAAGTCCTCCTGATCCTCTTCTAGATCTATCTCTA